CGGTAAGGATCAGTACTACGAGGTCAATGACCCCTACATCTTCCATGCGCTACAGATGGCTCAACCGATGACCTCGGAACTCCTGCATTGGCTGTCCACACCGACGAAGGCTCTGCGCGCAGGCGCCTTGATGAACCCGGGTTATTGGTACCGTCAGCTGCTGCGTGATCCGATCCTCGCCAATATGGTGTCTCAGACAGGCATCATCACTCCCTTTGATACGGTCAAGGAGTTTGCCAAGATCGTAGGCGGGCTGACCGTAGGTCGCGCACCGAAAGAGTACGAAGTCCTGCGTAAGCATGGGCTTACGGGTGTGGTCGATCCTTCGCTCACCGATCCAATCAAGTTCTCTGAGGCGGTTGGTAAAGGCAGCTTCGCTCCTATGAAAGCGGTTAAGACATGGGTTGCTATCCATGAAGCTGCGGACTCGGCGACTCGTGTAGCCGTATACAAGGCGGCGATGAAGGACGCCAAGAAGAAAGGCTATACCGGGCAAACCGCAGAAGACTATGCGGTCATGCGTTCTCGTGAGGTCATCAACTTCAGTAACCGCGGCAGCAGCAATGCAGTCAATGCATGGCGCCAAGTCGTGCCGTTCTTCGGTGCAGCTCTCAACGGTCTGGATGTTGTGGCCCGGGCGGCCACGGGCACCAACCTGTCTCCTCAAGAAGCACGGGCAGCGCGCCAGCTCTTCTGGGGCCGCGCTATGGCGATTACCACAGCGTCCATGGCTCTTGCCATGTACTGGGCACAGAACCCGCAGTATGCGTCTCTGAATGACGATGAGCGGGCCAACAATTGGATCATGGGCTTCGATGACGAAGGTCACGCCTACAAGTATCCGATCCCGCCGGACGTTGGGTTCTTCTTCAAGGTGCTGCCGGAAGCGATGGTTCACAAGATGATGGGCACGCCGAGCCACAAGGATCGAGGCGAAGTGCTGAAGAGTTCCTTCCTTGATACGGTCGTACCGCCCGGGCTGTTCCCGCCGATCCCGCAGGCATTCATCCCGATCATCGAGCACATGACCAACTTCAATATCCATGGCGGATACAACATCGAACCGAAGGGCGATGCGGAACTTCCCAAGGAACTGCGTGGGCGCAGCAAGGCTTCCAAGCTGGCTCGCTTCGTCTCCGATGAATTCGGTGCTGAGATGGGCTGGTCTCCGGCACAGGTTGATCACCTGTTCACGGCGTACTTCGGCGGCGCTTATGGCGCCATGTCCATGATTACCGAGAGCGTGCTGAAGAGTTACGAGGGCATTGGTGAGGATGACAGAGATGTCACCGAAATCTACCCATGGCTCAAGGCTGTCATGAGCAACCCCAAGAACATTGGGGAGAAGGCCGAGATGTACGATATGGCCAACGAAGCTCGGGGTATGGTCAGCGGCTACCGCCGCGCCGTGGGCTCCATGGAGCCGGGTCTTGCTGGACGGTACACAACGCCGGAAGCTATGGGCAAATACGCTCTGGCTCGCCCGATGAAGACCATTGTGGATGCGGTAACCAAGATCGATAACGAGATCCGCCGCATGAAGGCACGAGAAGAAGCGGGGCCTGAAGCCAAGCAACGCTACGATCAGCTGAATGCTATGAAGCTGCGGCTCATGAAGCAGGCTGCTGAACTCTCACGCCGGGTCAGAAACAAGGCAGCGGATGAGCAGGATCTTTACGAGGATCAGAAGAAGAGCGTGCAGGATGCGGAGGATGAGGAAGATTTCCTCTCCGACTGGTCCGAATAAAAAAGCCCCGGGGAGAGGCCGGGGCTGTAAGCAGACAGGAGTGATTCAATGAATGAACCGAGGGCACTATATATAGTGCCTCTTGGGGTGTCAAGGTCCTACAGGTAGGGCCTCCATCTTGTCGGTGTCGAGCACGAGCGTCCACACAGGCGTACCCACAACCATCGTGCGTTCTGACAGAGTCTTCTTAAAGTTCTCATGCATGAGCAGGCCCCCACTCCGCAAGGAGTTGATGAAGGACGTAGTAGTAACCCTCTGCTCTGCACACCATCTGGACACGGCAGCCTTGTCGATGAACATCTTCTTGGTGTCTACCTCTACGCGAATAGTCAGGTTGCCTGACACATCCTTCAGTGCTCTCTCATCCATCGGGAGGCCGTTGGCCATGACGAGCGAACCATTCACAACCAGCATGTTCCGGTAGTTCGAGTTGATGAACAGACCCAGAAGATTGGGCGCATCATCTGCACTGCTGCTCTCCACCATTTCCTGCACACCGCCCAGCGTATCGATAGCCCACTGCTTGATGCGGTCAATGTCGATATCGATCAGGCCCAGATGCGTAGCAATCTCTGCACCTGTGAATGCTGCAGCGCAGCAGGCTGAATAGAAGCGTTCTTTCTGGGCGAAGCCTGCTACCTTGTCGAACTCCTTCTGGGTCTCAATAAGGCGCCGACGAACCGTATCCAGATTGGCTACCACGTACAGCAGGAATGCTTCACCTACTACGCCGTAATTCTCGGGCAGCAGCTGGTCGAACAGGTAGTCCGACTCTTCCTTGGTCATGGACAGATCCTTCTCTACAGGCAGCTCAAGGATACGGTACAGCTCACCTTCGACAGAGGTCTTGAAATCCTTCAGTGTGTCGTAGAGGCTGTTATTGCCTGAAGTAAAGCAGATTGAGTTCCATGTGGATTCGTTGTCACGCTCGGCGTTCACCTGCGATTGCATGCGATTACGGCCCCGGTTCTGGGATACGGTGAAGGTGAACTCACTCAGATCCTCTCCGGCCATGTTGGTGATCTCATCCACGATCAGTGGAAAGTTCTTGATCACACCGAAGCGGTGCTGCTTCGCCATGCGGGTATCGTTGTTGTTCAGCATCGTATCCTTGGGGTGCCCCCAGATACTGGCAATCACCTTCTGAATCGTAGACTTGCCCACACCTGATGCCGAGTTGGTGAAGTGGATGATCATGGAGCCCATGTTCAGGAAGTTGTAGAGCGGAGCGCCAAACCCCGCAAACAGACCAAAGGCACGCACCTCATTCCCGGGCTTGTTGTAGTTATTGGCGATACGCTTCCACGTCTCAAGATCACCACGAGTATCGTAGAGCGGAGCCACCTTCTCTGTAAGAGAGGATGAGGGACTGAATGCGATCTCTCCGCTACTGCGGATCTCACGATTGCCGATGATGATGCAGTCGTTGTTGTCGAACCAGCCGAATTGCGACCGTGCCTGCGTTGCCTTGTTTTGTTTCTCTAGCATTTTTACCCACGCCATTATGTATTTTTGAAGCATCACCGTGCGGTAGTCGAGTGCAGTCATGAACTTCTTTGAGAAGACTTCCTGACACTTCTCCTTCTTGGCTATGTAGGAAAGCGGTACATCGAATTCTTGCACGCCGTCCTCGGGCTGGATCAGCACCAGCCGAATCATGGCCTCCCAGTTTGGGTCAACCACACGTTCCTTGACCCAGAGATCGCAGTCGTAGATGAGAGTCACGTTATCCTCGTCATCTTCTGAAGGTTCGGGTTCATCATCTCCGTTTTTCGGAGGCTTGCCGATATAGGCCACACCGCCATTTTTAGCCCGCACCCATGGGTAGGGGTAGGTTGTCGGTGCTTCGATCTTGGTGATCTTCCGCAGGCCGTCGTGCCACACTTCTTCAATGACACTGTCCTCGGCCTTGGCCAATTCCACATACTGCCCAAGCTGTATGGGGCTGGAGATCTTATCCCGGTGTACGCAACCTACACAGAGGTCGGGTTTAAGCAGTTGGTATTCCTTGCAGGTACGCGGCCCCTTGCTGTGCGCTGCCTTATCAAAGGAAGCATGCGGGTCGAATTCCTCGTGCCCCTCTGACAATTTGATAATTGCATCGTCTCTATCAGTACAGGCCTGAGCAATGGATAGTGCCGCCCACCAGAGGGGTTCTTCGAGAGTCGCGCGCTGCTCATACGCATACAGGAGCTGCGGGCAGCCTGCGCACTTCTCTACTACTTTGCTCTTGGTGACTACATCCTCATTGCCCGCCTCATCAACAGCGATGACCTTATAGGGCTCCTTGACCTGCGTGGTCTTGGCACTCAGGCGCATGATCTTGGCGAACTTGGACGGGTTACGGCTGCCCATGAGATTCTTGGTCATCTCATCCAGCGGAGCTTTCACCATATCCTGACTGTCGAATGCAGGCGGGATATGCGTAGCGAACTCCTCGGGCGTGATAGCCGGGCCTTCGTATATGACCATGACAGGCTTGATGTCTGCCTTGTCCTTGCTGTTGACAGTGTCCGGTACCCGCAAGATGCGCGCGCCATCCCCCGTGACAGCATTGTCGAATTCATAGCCGAGGTCGTTGGTCTTCTTCTTGAGGGACACACCGACTTTCTTCCATGCGTTGTACGGCATGGGGTCGGTCAGAACCCAATAAGCGTGAATACCATTACCTGAGCTAACCAGCGTAGGGCGTGGAAGCCCTGTGCGCTGACAGAAACTCTTGAGTGCTTCGAGCCCTTCCTTCTGCGTCTTGTACTTCTTGGTAGGTCCGCAGTCTACGTCGAGAAAGAAAGTCTTCAGCTCGTGTACATTGGCCGTGCCCGCAGGCTTGCCGGTCTCCTTGAAGGTCGCACATGAGAAATAAACCTCACGCTCATCCTGCAGTAGCTCTGCTATGTACTTGTCAGCTTCGTCGAAATCGGTGAAATACTCCAGCATCGGCGGCTTTGACTTGTCAGCCATGAGCCCTCTGATACTGATGTAACCTGAAGGTCCGAAGACCTGTTCAAAAAATTCTCTCCTGTTCATATGCATCCTGTCTGGTCAGCAAAAAAGGGGGCGGCGAACCACCCCCAAGGAGAGAACTTAGTCGTCGTCACCCCACGCATCGAGTACATCGGTCAGCTCTTTCGGGGCGGGCGTTGCGGCCTTCTTCTCCCGAACAACGGGCTCATCGACAGCTGCCTCGACAACCTTCTCAGCTACAGGCTCGGCTTTAGGCGCCGGGGCACGAGTAGGAGGCGGAGCATCGCGGAAAACTTCAGCGGCAGGTGCCGGAGCCGCTGCACGCGCCTGACCCTTATCAACTGCAGCTGGGTTGAAAGAGATCGCTGCCAGTGCTTCAGAGCTTTGACCCTTCTCGACAGAGACCGGGAACTCACTCTCAGCATCCAGCGGGCGGACCGCGCGGAAGGTCAGCTTCGGTGTAGCAGAGGACGTATCGAACCGCATTTCTGTAACTACAGAATTCATGGTCAGGCCGTTGCCGCCCAAGAACTTCGCATACTGCATCAATGGCATCTTGCCGTTCTCGCCCTTACCAAAGATGGACTGGGACGGGAGGACCAGCTGATACACATCAGAGCGCTCAATGTCATTACCGAGCAGCACAGCCAGACGGTGTGAATAACGGCAAGCCTTTGAGGTACCCTGACCTGAGCCAGCTACGTTCATGGGGCAGGTAGCACAGGCGCTAGACTGCGGGCTGGTAGACCGCGGATCGGGACGATCCCCATCATTGCTCCAACAATCGGGCAGGGTGATATTCCCTTCCTGATAGGTACCAGCGTAGAAGGTACGGCTGGTCTTCGGTGCTGCAGCAACGAGCACCACATCCATATGCCGGTCTTCATTCTTGGCTACTTCCTGACCGTCAACGATCATGCGGAAGATGCCGCCCCGGATAGAGATGCGCTTGTTATTAGAACCGCCGCCCATCAGGTTCTTGGTCATCTCGTCAAGTTCACCTCGACGAATGGTTGGAAGGACAGCTTTGGAATCGCGGAAAATGGCTACTTCACTCATTGTTGAATTCTCCTAATTTGCTTGAGGGTGTCGTTCAGTTTGTCGATGTCGGTGCGTTTAAAGCCAATAGCTCTACCCACACCGACTCGGTAGGTCGGGATTAACCCCTGATCCCGCCATTTAGTGAATGTCTGTCGAGACACTCCAAAGATTTCAGCTGCTTCTTTTTGAGTCAGCAGCGCCTCCTCTTCAGGAGGTGAATCATAGGGCCCGTCATAATCCTCGTCAATCATGTGGCTTACCTCTTACGTACAGTGATGGCATAACGGCTGTCGGCATTCAGCCCCGGAGGCAGTTGCTCTGGGTTTTCCTCCAAGAAAGTCTTGAGGTTACCCTGATGCAGTCGCTGCTCCAGCAGTTGCGGAGCATCGTGCTCCTTGATGAAGTCGTACATGGACGCCCAATCGTTGGTCCAGTACCGGGTCTTGGTCGTGCGGGACACAGTGCCGTACTGCGTCTTGAAGCTATCAGCACCCACTTCCTTACAGATCTCAAGCATCTTGTCTGAGATCATTTCTTGTTGGGCTTTAAGCTCGTTGTCTTCAGCTTCAAAAGCCCGGAGAAGTTCTTGTCTGCGGTTACGCAGTTTGATGTAGACGGAGACCAAACGGTCAGCAGTAATTTCGCTCATATCACACTCCTGTAAATCAACCGCTAACTTAGCGGCGTGGGATCATTGTATCTTGTTGTAAGTCTTTGTCAAGCGATGTTAACCTCCGCTTTGTACATTTCAAGCAGAGTCGCCTGCGACAGGGTCTTATCCTGCAAACCCTTGTAGACCTTGCGCTCCACATCACTCCCCACCAGATGCACCACGGTGCACGGGTTCTTTTGCCCGGCCCGGTGTACCCGGGCGTTGGCCTGCAGATAAGTCTCGACACTGGTGATCGGGCCAAACCATACGATGGTATTAGCAGCGTGCAGGGTTACACCATGCGATGCGGCCTTGGGCTGGATGATCATCACTTGCGGCTCAGGTGTCAGCTGGAAAGCACTGAAGATCTCAGTACGCCGGGTTGCGCTGACTCCGCCATGAATCACCTCACAGGTAATGCCCTCCTTGTGAAGATGCTCCCTGATCGTAGCAATCGCATGCTTGAAGTTCGCAAACACCAGCGTCTTGTGGCTGCTCTGGCGGATCATCTCCGTCATCTCCTGCAAGCGGGGCTTGCAGTCGAACTCCACCACTTCTCCTGTATCCGAATACACCGCACCGGATGAGACCTGCAGAAGCTTGTTCATCTGAACCGCTGCGTTGACTGCGCTGACTTCTTCGCCCGCTGCATGGAACAGCATTTCCTTTTTGAGGATGTCGTAGTACTTGCGCTGCTGGGGCGTGATGGGGATCTCACGCTCGACATAGGTCATCTCAGGCAGGTCGAGACATTCTTCCTTGGTGTACCGGATCGCTGGCTGCAGCACCTCATGAACAATCTGCTGGGCTTCCGGCTTCGGGATGTATTTGAAGGTCGTGATCTTGAACATCACCTTGTCTCGGAATGCTGCGATATGCGAGGGCACCGAGCGAGGGTTCAGCATCTTGGCAATACCATAGGCATCGATAGGACTCTGTGCAGCAGGCGTGCCTGTCAGCAACCACAACCACGTATGAGACTGGATCAGGCTATTGATCACCTTCCACCTGCGTGTGCTGGCTGTCTTCAGTGCGGATGCTTCATCACACACGATCAGATCGAATCCACCTGCAGCGATCTCTTTCTGTACCGACTCCACCCCGTCGTAGTTGATGATGACGTACTCGGCCTCGGAGTTGATGACCTTGACCCGTTTCTCCCGAGTACCATGCGCTACGTCCACATGCCGATGCATGACTGTCTTGAATAGGTCTGCGCGCCACGCCGAGTCCATGATGGACAGCGGGCAAATGATCAGCACGCGGTTGATGTAATTTTTTGATAACAGATAGTCTGATGCCCAGATGACGGACATGGTTTTGCCAGTGCCCATATCGTTCAAGCAATACGCACGCTGGTGTAGCGTCAGGAACCCTGCCGTATCCCGTTGGTGCGCAAACGGCCTGAACATCCCGGGCCAGTTGTACTGGCGCTCGATGGGTGAAGGCACGCGCTTGAACCCAAGGTTCTGAAGAATCTTGGCATTGGGTAGTGACCAATGTACGGCCACTTCATAACCCTTCCCATCTGGCAGCGAAACTTCTTTCGTTACCGCGGACTTCGGGATCACCTGTGTGACTCTATCTGGATTTCTGGTGCGGAGCACCAGAGCCTTATCTGCAACGATCTGCATTTTTCCTCCTAGCCTCAGTTGCTTACGGCAACGACTCGTAGGCCTTATCTGTAAACGGGGCGAAGACTAAATCAAATCATAATCATCATCTTCATTCAGCACATCAAAAAGGGGTGACTTACCAAGGTTTTTGTTGAAGTACCAAGCCTTGATTTTATTCTGGCAGAACTTGCGTTCGCGCTTGGCCACCCTGAATACGAATTCACACAGCTCATCCATGTGCCTTGCGATAAGCTCCTCGGGGAGATTCGCATCTCGCGCCAAGCGCTCAACCGACTTTGTTGCAATTCTCATTTCTTTTTTGGTTTGTCGTATGTGTTCTTGGGCTTGTGGTTAGAGTCCCTTGGGTAGCTCCGATTCTTCTTCGGAGATTCCAGAAAATAACCGTCCTTGTTACTGCCGCCTTTCGCCAAGCTTTTGACGTGGGCCACGTCCTTGCCCTTGCGGTCTACACCTTTTTTATCTAGCGCACGTCTGGCACGCTGCCGTTCCATGCGTGCTTCAAAGGCACCGGGGCGCTTCTTCTCAAGAGCACGTTCATGATCATAGTTACGCTTCGATGCTGGGATAGGCATATCAAACTCCGTTGTGTGGGCACCGTGTGACCTTGCACCACTTCTTGCAGAGCCCGTTAGGGCGGGGGTTCCATACCCCGTTATTGTACGCAGCTTCCCTATGCGACAACAGCCCGTCAAGTTCAGAGAAGATCGACAACCCATGATCCCTATGGAAATCTTCTCTGATGAACTCCTTGCACACCACAAAGAGTAGAGAGGTCTTTATTCGTTCGAGTTCCTCGAACTTGAGAAACAGGGCAGCGGCCATGAGAGCAAGCTGTCTAATGTCAGCGTACTTGGCGTTTTTCCCTGTTTTGTAATCCAATACCCATGCCCGATTACTATCGACAATAACCAGATCAGCAACACCTCTGAACCAAACTTCAGAATCGAAGAAGTCGCACGCTTCCAATCGCCCATCTTTTTTCTTTACCCCCAATTTCATTTCGCAGTGCTTGATACCCGGATAGTCGATCAACTTGTCGAGGTAGGGCTTGATGTAGTCAAACCTCGGGTCAATCGGCTTTCCATCGCGGATGTACTCTTCCGCTGCGAGATGCAACTCGGTGCCGTAGATGGTCGCTTCAGTTTCTGTGTAGGGGATCTCCTTGGTCACCCGCTCCGCTTCATACTTGAGCGGGCAGGTCTCAAACAATTTAATGGCAGAGTATGACCAAGGAGGTATTTTCATGCTTCGAGCTTCTTCATTTTGAAGGACAGACTTCTGCCTGCCCCGACTTCCGCATCCAGAGGCAGTCCCGGGGACCACTCAGGTGCGCGCTTTAATTCACTCACGATCAGGTGTTTTGCTTCATCCACCTTGTCATCAGGTACAACGCAGTATACCGCATCATGGATGGTCAGGGCCACCGGAAAAGCCTTATGGATACGCACCATCGATTCGCCCATCACACACCGGGCCAGCGCCTGAATCGTGTTCTGAAAGCACTTGGCGCCATGGATGTTTACCGGCTGCTTACGCTGGTAATAGCGCCACTCGAGACGCGAGAGCCCCTGTGTTCTGGGGTGCGGCACCGTCACCTGCTGTAGATCCGGGTATCGCATGAACAAACCTGATGGCAGTTGAATGCCTTCCTTGCCGTAGACCTGAAGCTTGAGGTTATCACCGAGGCCGAACTTCATGGTCATGTCGGTATGGATTGTCCGCAGCACTTCCTCGCCTTGGCGCCATGAGTCCTGTACCCATGGGTAGGTCTCACGATAAACCGACACGATATATTTGGCCTGCGTCTCGCCGATATCCTTGCCTGATCCCCCTTTGATGGCAGCCTGAATCTTGGCAGCGCCGACACCGTAAATCAAAGAGAGCTGTGAAGTCTTACCAATGAATCGCTGGTCATCATCCACCTCATCGTAGGGCACGTTGAATACCGTGGAGGCAAAGTGCTTGTACAGATCCACCCCGTTAGCCAGCAGGTTCAGGGCATCCATCTGCCCGGCAAAGTACAGCCCCACTCGCAGCTCGATGTTGGATAAGTCAGCACCCACAATCTGATACCCCTCCGGGGCCACAATCGCTTCCTTGAGGCGCGAGCCTCGTGGGATGTTCTGAAGATTCGTACCGTCTGTTGCTGCCCACCGTCCGGTGACCGCGCCGTAATATTTAAGCGGGACGGGCAGGGCCCCACCCGAGTTGGCCATATCAATAAACCGCTGCGTGCGAGTCTCCTCCAGTGTGCTCTTCACACCGAGCCGGGCGGCAACCAATGCTTGAACCTCAAAGTCATGATGCTCCAGCAGTGCCTTCATACCATCGTCTGACTTGGCAAAAGCGTAGGTCAGCTTCCCGGTTGTCGGGCTTATCTTCGTAGGAGGATTCACACCCTGCGCCACCAAGGCTTCGGCGAACTTCGGGTTAGACATCAGCGTCTTCTGGTCGGCATCGCATGCCATGAGCAGCATGGCTTTCTTCCCTCGCACGGTGTGGAGATGATCCTCCAGCACCGTTAAGTCCAGCCCCAGTGAAGGTTCACTGTGCATGCGGATAGTCATATCGATCAGTCGGATTTCTGTCCGGTCGAACTGAGGCGCCAGCATTTTGAATAAGCCGTGTGTCAGCTCCACGTCCTTGACGCAGTACTGCCCATAGGCAGCTAACTGATGCGCCGGGAAATCCAGTCTACGCAAGCCCAGCGCGTTGACCACTTCGGTGCCCTTCTCACCAAGTCCGTAATGAAAGGCCAGCTTCGCCAGAGATCCACCCACTTCCGTACCGTGTACGGCACGGGCCATGCTCAGCGTATCAGCCCAGAGAAAGGGCTTGAGATTAAACTTCCATGTCAGGATCGTCGCATCGAACAAAGCATTGTGGGCAACAGCAATCGCGTTGCCCCAGTCAAACTTGTTGAGGAAATGGAATGTCTCATCCATCGTCCCTGTGAACCACTCTGTGGGTTCCTCGTTCACCTTAACTGCAACTCCGATCACCTCGAAGCGGGGGTCGTCTACATACTGTTGGGTCGTAAGCTTTGTCAGTGAGTAGTCTTTTGCATAGAAAGTTTCCATGTCCAAAATTATCAAATTCATTTGTATATCTCCTGTCTATTTTTAGGGCGCTTTTGTCCTACACGTAGCAGCGGGGTACTCAAAGCTTCAGCTATACTCCAGCGCAATTTATTAATACGGTCGAATACAACATCAGGAGGTAAACCCTTTGCTCGGCTGTGATCACTTATAGTTGCAATGACGCCATCTATCTCGATCACTACATTCCTAGAAGTATTCGCTGCTTGTCTGGCTAGAGGAACCCAACGACAATTAGACGGTTCATACCCCTTCGCGTTGTCTATCCGATCCAATGAGTGCCCTGCAGGACACTCACCCATATCCCGTACAAAGTTTTCGTACTTACTCCATGAGGGGTGAATGGAGACTTCTTTATAACAAGCGTTTTTTGCTCGATTTGAACTCTTTATGCGGCTCCACATACTTCTCCACTTTTTATACGTGGAAGACCTTGTAGCTCCATGGGTGCTATTCCGCGAGCGCAGCTTCTCTCTATGTAAGCATCCGCACGATTGGGTTTTATCATTAATTAATCGCCCTCTGAGCAGGGGCTTTACCGTACCGCAAGAGCAGCGACATTCCCACACGGACATCCCTTTCGCGCTATAACCCAACAACCCAAGTACCGTTAACCTTCCAAACACACACCCGCTTAAATCCTTGCCCTTCATACTTCTTCACCTCAGCTAGAAGTGCTACCAACATGTCCAAGTTATCCTTGTGTAGCAAAAGAACGGAGCATCCTGCCTTCCAAGCCCTACGTGCGTTGCGTTCTTGTAGCGCGGTAGGATTTTTAGTGGCATCGGCTTTGGTTTCTATTCCTATGAAATGTCCATAGAAACCACAGCTTACATCAAATCCTCCGCTAGCTCCATACCCATGCGTAGCGGGGAAGAAGTAGTAACAACCATACTCCTCCAGCACCTTCTTTACTTTGTCCTTTACCTTTTTCTCTGGCGTACTCATAGATCCACCAAGAGAGCGAAGACAAAGATCATTACAATAAGCAGCGCGAAGTCCATTAGAGATCCAGCTCCCCATTCGGGCCCGGCAGCGTAGGCTGGTACGGGATGCTCAGCTCATAGTCCTGCCCCGGAACAACAGGCAGCGTAGGGATGATGGCCGGAGACTGCAGAGGATTGCTGTCAAAGATGAATTCCGTAG